CTGAAAGAGACGCGCAGGCTGACGCGGGACTACGTCCTGAGCCAGCTTGGTGCGAAGGCGATGATCCCCAACTCCGTGCTTCGCATCATGTCGGATGCGATGAGCGGGTTGACGCATCTCACCATGCTCTATCTCGACTGGCTGGCGAAGCAGTTGATGCCCGACACGGCAGAGACGGAATGGCTGGACCGGCACGGCGTGATCTGGCTCGACAACGCGGATGGCTCCAAGGGACGCAAGGCGGCAACCTACGCCAACGGCACAGTTGAATTCCAAGGCAACACGGGCGTCATCGTGCCAATCGGCACGCTGCTCTCGGGCATGAACAGCGTGCAGTATCAGACCGTCACCGAAGCCGCGATTGGCGCGGATGGGTTCGGCAACTCTGAGGCGGTCGCGCTGACCGCAGGGACGATAGGCAATCTTCCTGACGGCGTTGCTGTCCAGCCGATTGAAGCCATCGTCGGTCTTGCTCTCGCAACTCTCGACGGGGACATGAATGGCGGCGTCAATCAGGAGACGGACGACCAGCTTCGCGAGCGCATTCTTCAGCGCATTCAGAACCCGCCTATGGGTGGCTCGCAAGCCGACTATGAGCGATGGGCTTATCAGGTGCCGGGTGTCACGCGAGCGTGGGCCGCGAGCGAACAGGGACCGGGCACGATCACGACGCGCTTCCTGATGGACGACCTGTACCCTGACAATTACGGACTGCCGACAGAGGCGGATATTAGGACCGTCTCCGATCACATCGACAAGATGCGCCCGGTCACGGTGATGGACTGCTACGTCGTCGCCCCCATTCTCTTTTTCTACGACATCACAATTCGCAACCTCACCACCGACGACGAGAGCGTTCGCGCGCGCATCGAGGCGTCGATCAAGGACTTGGAGTTCAGGAGGTCGAAGCCGGGTCAGACTTGGTATCGCTCATGGGTCGATGAGGCGATCAGTCAAGCCGTTGGCGAAGAGACGCATGAGCTTGACTACGAGACGACCGAGATGCCTGCGCCGGGATACATGCCAGCACTAGGGACCATTCTCTATGCCTGACGCGCTACAATTCTGGGCTGAGCCTGCGCCGCTGGAGCCTGCGCCGGGGGACAAGCATGTCACCCGCAGCGGCGAAGACTATGCCGAGGCGCTGTCGGCGTTGCTCCCGCTTGGGCAGGCGTGGCCGCGTCAGGACGAAAGCGCATTGATGAAAGTCGTGCGCGGCCTCACGCGCATCTGGGGCGACTTCGAAGTGCGCGCCAGTTGGCTGCTGGAGACGGAGAGCGACCCGCGCAAGACCATCGAGCTTCTTCCTGACTGGGAGCGCAATTGGGGATTGCCTGACCCGTGCTACGACGCGCCGCAATCAATCGCGGAGCGGCAGCACGCGCTGGTTCAGCGCATGACAATCGAGGGCGCTCAGTCTCGCGAATTCTTCATCGAGGTCGCGGCGTCCATCGGCTACACGATCAGCATTCACGAATATCGCGTCTGGGTCGTCGGCCTCGATAGGTGCGGAGACAATCGCGTCTACGGCGAAGAGCCGCTGCCGATGTACAACGAATGGGGACAGGTGATCCTCGACCCGCGCGGCACGGCGCTTGAGGTTGGTGAGCTATCGGCGTGGCCCAACTACGGCATCGGCCCGCCAGCCAATCGCTTCTATTGGACCGTGCATGTCGATCAAGCCAAGCTGACATGGTTTCGCGTGTCGTCAGGTCAGTGCGGCGTTGATCCGCATCTCCGCATCGGTCTTGCTGACGACCTCGAATGCCTGCTCAATCGCTGGAAGCCAGCGCACACTAAAATCATCTTCGACTATTCGGGACTGTCGATGCCAGCAGAGCGGCAGATATGGTTTCGCGTGTCAGTACACCAATGCGGCGTCGACCCGATGTGCCGCATCCTTATCGCCGGGACACCATAGGAGGTTAAACGTGAGATACAACGCGCCGTTCGGCAACAGCGACATGGATGCCAGCTACGTCAATGGCAATCCAGAAACCGGAGTGATGGGATCAATCCCGCCTGCGGAGAGCATCGAATATCCGCAGCGTGAGCTTCACCACTTCATCAACTTCAGTGGCCTCGCTCCGACCAACGCTGATCTGAACCAGCTTGCGAAGGCGGTGCAGATGGGCAAGGTCAACTACGGTGCTGACGTTGGCGAGCCTAACAAGATAGCGATCACGCCTGTCGTTCCCATCTCTGGCTACTCTCTGGGGCTGCGCTTCATCATCAAGGTCGGCTACGGCAACACTTCTTCGGTCACGGTCAACGTCAGCGGCTACGGTCAAGTGCCGCTCATTCACACGGACCTGACGCCGATGCTGGCCTATGAGTTGCTGGCCGGTCAGTTGATCGAGGTCGCCTATGATGGCGCGAACTTCCAAGCCATCGCGGGCGTGCAACCGGGCGGCAGTTCGGTGACGCTGACCGCGCCGACCTATCTCTACGTCAACGCCAACACCGGCGATGACACGCTCTACGATGGCACTTCGGCTGCGCCAACGGGAGAACACGGCGGACCATTCCGCACGTTGCAGAAAGCGCTCGCCACCATGACCAAGTATAATCTTGGTGGATGGTTCTTCTACATCATGATCGCACCGGGCGTTTACACATCGACCGACCCGATCAGCTTCCCGCTCCCCAACGGCTCAGGCGTCGTCTCGCTACAGGGCAACTCGGCGGACCCTGCCGCAACGCTGTTCTTCAACACCGGCAAGGGCTGCGTCTGGCGTCCCGCCTCTGGCGGCTACTGGCATGCCTATGGCTTCAGCTACCGTGCGACGGCACCGATGCCGGGTGACAACGGCGGCGGCGTCTGGGTCGCAGGCTCCACGACATGGGTGCAGGGGCATTCGCAATACGAGGCGATGCCGGGGACGAACCTTATCTCAGGTCCAACCTCTTTCATGTTCATCGACGGCGATCACGCCATCAACGGGAATTGCGCGGCGCATCACCACGGCTACGCGAACGGCGTCAACTACAACAACACCGGCATCGCCAGCGTCGAGCCGACGATGACCATCAAGCAGCCGATCAACATCTCGCAGGCGTTCTCGATGGCGACGCACGGCGGGCAGACGCGCGAGATGTGGCGGTCGATCACCGGGGCAGCCAATGTCACCGGGCGCAAGTACTGGGCCTCGATGAACGGCACGGTGGACAGCGCACAGCGCGGTGAAAACTATCTGCCGGGGACAATCGCCGGATGGAAGGAAACTGGAGGACAATACTCATGAACGACATGCCGACGCAGTTCAACACGGCGAGCGGGTTCACCGCTGCGTTCGTCACCACGGATGACCGCTACTGGGCAATCGGCGGTGATGTGGCGAACGTCTACCAGAGCAAGACGAACACCGTCGTCCCGGTGAGCAACGCCGACTTCATCACTTGGCAAGAGGGGTTCGGTGCGCCAACGCCCATCGGCAGCGAGGCTGAGCTTGCCTCCGTGCTGAAGAACACGCCGCTGCTCCCAGAGTGGATGTTCAACGCACCGACATTCATCCAGCCTTCGCCGGGGGCCTACACCAAGGAGCAGCTTGCCGCCTACAACGCCGACGCGCGCTGGCGCAAGGAGCAGGGCGGCATCACCACCACGGCGGGCTTCCCGCTCAGGACGGACGACAGAGCGCAAGCCAAGATCACCGGCACCTACACTGCCAAGAACGAAGTGCCGTCCGTCACCACGCCTTGGCACGACGCTGACGGCGCGGTGCATATACTCGATGCTGGCGGGCTGCATCAGCTTCACGTTGATCTTCTCACCCACATCAATAACTGCTTCTCGATTTCGGCTGATGTGATCGCGGCGATCAATGCTGGTTCTGTCACCACGCTCGCGGCGATTGATGCGGCCTATGCCGCACCGATCACAGCGGCGCGTAAAAACTGGCTCAGGCCACCGGCTGCAAAAAAAGAGAAGTGAGCCATGACCGTAGTCAACATCACCGTCGAGAACGACGCCGACTTCTATCGCGTCTTTCAGTACACGACCATCAGCGGCGTCCCGATCAACATCACGGGCGCTTCGATGGTGATGATGCTGCGGCGGCGCGCCAGCGATGAAGCGGCGGTTCTAAAACTCAGCACCGACACCGGGGAGATGGTTCTTGTTGACCCGCTCAACGGCATGTTCTCGGTACGCATTCTGCAATCGCAACTGGTGCGGCTTGCGACCGGCGACTATCAGCACTCCAACGTCATGACCACTCCTGCGGGCAAGCGCAGTCTGTGGACCGGCACGTTCACCAATAACCCCGGCGCGTCCAGATGAGCGTTCCACAAGTCGAGATCATCATTGAAAGCGAAGTCATCGTTGTCCGCGACGATGAAGACGTTGTGGTGATCGAGACTGAGGAAGGCGTATCAAATTCTCCAGACGATGTGGCGGTGATCGAGGGCGACGAAGCCGTCACGGTCGTCGTCATGCCTGAGCTTGGCGTCGTCGTTCAAGCGCAAGACGACGTCGAGACTATCGCCATCGGAGAGCAAGGACCGCCGGGGCCGACAGGACCACAGGGACCGCAAGGGCAGCCGGGACCGTCAGGACCGAATGGCCCGACCGGCATTCAAGGCGTGCCGGGACCAATCGGCCCGCCCGGTCCACTCGGACCACCGGGACCCGAAGGTCCGATAGGTCCGCGCGGACCTTCGGGCGCTGCCGTCTACATCGGTGACACCGCGCCGCTCAATCCGTCTGTCGGGCAGCTATGGTGGAAGAGCAACAGCGGCGACAGCTTCATCTACGTGCAAGACGCGAACTCGTTTCAGTGGGTTC